CCCAGACGCGCCCAGCGACGGCAACTACTACGTCCGAAAGGATGGTGCATGGATTGCTTGCACGGTGGTAAGCATTTACGACTCCAACTCATCGGCTTCCTACAACTGCCTAACCGTATGATTACCCTGCTCCTCATCGTCATCGGCTTCGCTGGCGGTTTCTACGCTGGCCTGAAGAACGCCAACTCGTCTAAGGTCGAGAAGGCAAAGTCTATCATCGACCAACTCAAGGGCAAGTAAGCCGTGCGCCTGCTCCTGGTCATCGCCGCTCTGGCCCTGACCGGGTGCAGTCTGTTCCGCAAGGGAGACGCGGAGCCCCTGCCCGTCCAACCTCCCGGCCCGACGAAGCCTGACGTCGTCGCCACGCTAGGCAAAGACCTCGACAAGACGGATCACCGGGTCGGTGCCGCCCTCGTGGCCATCGAGCGCAACGCCGATAAACCGAAGGTCGTGGTCGCCGAGTCTCGTCTGGCCCAGTCCTATCTGCCCGCCCCGCCTGAAGCCGACGTCGCCTTCGCCATGGCCCGGGCGACCAAGGCCGACCCTGTGGACTACGCCAAGCAGATGGCCTTCGGTCGGCAACTCGCTACGTCAGTCACCAAGGCATGGGAGAAACTGGAAACCCAACAGGCCGAAGCCCTCCGCGTCTCGCAGCTGAAGGACGCCCGCATCGTCGAACTGACCAAAGAGGTCGAGCGCGTGAAGAAGGACGCCTCCGCCCAGACATGGACGCTAGTCGGCGCCGGCCTCGCCGTCGTCGGTGCGTTGACCACCGCCTTCATGGGTCCGCGCATCGGTCTGCCCCTGCTCTTGTGCGGCGCCTTCTGCGGATCGGTTCCCTTCATCATCGACTCGCCGTACTTCGAGTACATCGCCGCCGGCACGCTCCTGGTCTGTTCCGGCCTCGGGCTCTGGTGGCTCGCCGACAAGGTACGCGACTCCGTCAACAAACCTTCCGACGATGTCCCGCCGCAAGCCTAAGCCAGTCAAGGTCGTCTGGCGCAAGTTAGGCCGCGAGCGTGCCTGGGGTCAGGCGACCATCGGCGAAGACCTCATCGAGATTGACCCCCGCCTAGGTGCGAAGCGTCAGCTCGAGGTCTTGTGCCACGAGCAGGTCCATCTGCTATTCCCCGGCCTCGCTGAAGGAGAAGTGGACAAGGCCGGCAAAGCCCTCGCCAAGATGCTCTGGGCCGAGGACTACCGCCGCGTCCTGCTCGCCCCCAACTCCAAGCCGCCCCGCATCTCGTGAGCCCTCCTCCCCCGCCCATCGACCCCGAGTCCCTGCCGAAAGAGCTGAAGGACGGCGTCGTCGCGTCAGTCCTTGGCGGCCTAGCCATGACGGCCCGCCTCCTGCTCTCGACCGAACCTGTCTCCCTCGGCTGGGTCGTGCGCCGTGTCCTCGCCGCCGCGATCACCGCGGCCTTGGTCGGGTACGGCATCCAAGACCACATCCAAAGCCCCGGCCTGCGGATGGCCGTCGTCGGGGCGGCTGGTTACGCTGCCCCCGAATGCCTGGACTACCTGATGCGGTACATCAAGGCCCGCGGAGAGAAGGAAGTCGGAGCGGTCACCGCCAAACTCAAACCCCATGGGAAAGGCAAAGCCAGCAAAGCAAAGCGGAAGCGATAACCTTCTGCTGGCCGTCGCCCTGATTACGGCCTTCGCGGGAGTCTCGGCCCTGTCTTCGGCCTACATCGCCGGGTACGTCCTCGACCAACTGCAATCGACCGACGCCCTGGTCATGATCGTGACCGACGCGGGCCTGAAGTCCGACTCCGCCGACCTTGAGCGCAACATGAGCACGGCGACCTTGGCTTTGAAGTCCGTCCGCGACCTCGGGTGGGCCTTGGCGGTAGGGTGCTTGGGGGTGGGGGTGGCGGTCTTCCTCCGTTCCCGCCGTCAAACGGCCTAGGAAGGGCAAGGAGAGGGGTCTATTGCCCCTTGACGGAGGCGACCCTAGGGGCAAACTGAACGCAGTCGGGTAGGGGTACGCTCGTTCATGGCGGGCCTCGATGACCCGAGGGACATGAATTGCCCTGACCCCTTGAGTGGGGTCACAGGCTATTTGCGGAAAGGTGCTTGACGAATGCGGAACAGTTCGCCAAGGTCATTGACGCACCACCAATGAAAGCCCTCATCACCCTGTCCTTCCTCATCATCTTCGGCTGGCTGGCCGTCGTCACCTTCTGCGGTCCTGAACTGGCCCGCGCCATCAACGGCCCTGAGCCGGTCAAGGCCAAGGCCGTCCGCAGCCACCGCTAATTTCCCACCCACACACATGAGCACCCCCACAAAACCCAAGGCCGAACTCGTTTCCGACAAGGCCATGACCGAACTCCTCAAGCGCAAGGCAATCGATTTCCGCAAGGCCGCCAGCCTCAAGGACAGAGACGGCTGCGTCAAGGGCCTCGGCTCTTACGCCCTCTACGGCATCGACCACGCCCGCGGTCAACTCGTCGTCCTAGCGAGCGAGCCCACCGCCGGCGACTTCAACAAGTACGTCACCGCGAAGGCCAAGGCTGATGTCTGCTCCCGCTACGATCAGGTCGTCGAGTACCGGGACGCTGGTTCGCACTCCAACCCCAAGGTCACCATCCTTTGCTGGCACCTCGCCTAACCTTCCCACCATGCCCAACGCCAACCACCCCTACGTCGAGACGCTGACCTTCGCCGGTCGCGTCATCCCCCTCAAGCGCCCGATGGCCGAGTACGCCGCCCGACGCCTACAGGCCATCCTCCCGCAGATCGCCGCGCTCAACGCCGCCGGCAAGTCGCAGGCCGATGCCGCCGCCGCCCTGGACACGACCGTCTGCACCCTGCGGACTTGGCTCGACCTGACGAACACCCAGTGGGTCAACCTCAACCGCCGCGGTCCGTACCGCCGCCAGAAGTAAGCGCCATGCCTAAAGGACACTTTCCCCGCGGCCTCAAGGCCACGCACGAAATCAACGGCGTGAAGATGAGCAAACTGAAGCACGACCGCATCCGGGCTTTCGAGGCCATGCTGCCGCAGCTCGACGAACGCGAGCGCCTTAACTCCGAAGACGTGGCCGCCCGCCTCGGCGTCTCGGGCGTCACGATCTGCTCCTGGTTGAAGGTGCTAGGCCGCCGTATGCTTAACAACAACGGACGGCGCTTCTTCTCTTGGGATAAGAGCAACTGGCACAACACCGTGCTCCCGGTATACAAGAAGACCGGCAGCGCTCTGGCCGCCGCCAAGGCCGTTGGCGTCAATTCCTGCACCGTCTACCGCTGGCTGTCCAACAACGGCCACCTCGTCCGCAAGTACCGCGAACGGGACATCTCCTCGTTCAAGTTCCAATCCTACCGCTAATGCCTGACCCATCCCACCGCCCCTACAATCCCATGCTCATCATCCGACCCGACTCCCTCCCCCGCCTCTGGTGGCTCTTCCCCTGGAGCATCGCCCGTCAGCTGCACAAGAACGCCGTGGCCCTCAAGGCCTACGGAGACCGGGCAGACCGCGCCATCGAGATGCAGATCTGCATCATCGACGATAAAGAACAAGACATCCGAACGCTTCAGGCCCGCGTCAGGGCTCAGGACGCAATCATCCTAGCCTCCGTTTCCCGATGAGCGCCTTCCGCCACCTCGACGGCATGGTCGCCCTGCTCTCCGAGGTCTATGAAATCAACGAGCGCATCATGACCGGGGACATTTGCTCCGCCAAGACGGCCATCGCTTCGAGCCGCATGAAGAAACTCCTGCACCACTATCACGAAGCCCTGCACGAGGACGGCGCCGTGAAGGTATCGCTCCAGGCTTACGCCGCCGCCGGTGGCTGGGTCGGCATCCAATACTCCTACGAGCTCGACGGCTTCGAGGTCGCCGGATCACAAGTCCCGAGACGCGTATGACCCTCAACCAGCGCTTCTCCGTGGTCGCCCTGCTGCTCCTCGGGCTCAACGCCCAAGCCAAGACCGACGCCGCCTTCCTCGAGGCCGTCGCCGAGGTCGAGTCCGGGCACAACCGCAAGGCCATCGGCAAGGCCGGTGAGCGTGGCATGTATCAGGTCGGCAAGGCCGCTTGGGACGACGCCTCCGCCCGCCTCAAGGCCGAGGGCCACTACGCCTTTCCCTGGTCGAAGTGGCGCGACGCGACCGCCCAGGACATGGTGGCCGCTTCGCACCTCCGCTGGATCAGGGCGAACTTCCACCGCCTTGGCATGACCGACCCGACCCCTGAGCAACTCGCCCTTGTCTGGAACGTAGGTTGGACCGCCGCCCGCTCCCAAGGCTTCCGGGCGAACGGCTACGCTTTCCGCGTGGCTAACCTTTTCCGCTTGTCCTTAGCCAAGCCGCGTTAAAGGGTCTTGCCGTGGCTCATCTCATCGTGGCAATCGACCCTGGCGTAAACGGCGGCATCGTCTGGTCGGCAGACGGCGACCCTGTGGAGTGCGCTAAGATGCCCGGGTCCGATGTGGATGTCTGCCAACTGCTCGCCGATCTCAGTTGCAAGGCCAAGGACGTCTCCCTCTACCTCGAGGAGCCCCCGCTGTTCGCCGGCAAGAACATCCCCGGCTCCGCCATCGGCAAACTGATGTGGAACACGGGCGTGCTCTACGGCGCCGCCGTCGCCATGGGCTGGAAAATCCACCGCATCCGTCCGGCCATCTGGCAGAAGACGCACACCTGTGGCACGAAGGGCGACCTGACCACGACCCAGTGGAAGAACAAGTTGAAGGCCCGCGCTGCCGAACTGTTTCCCTCGGTCGACGTCACCCTCTGGAACGCCGACGCCCTCCTCATCTTTGACTCCGCCACCCGCGGCGCCATCAACTGAGTTTACATAACTCGGTAAGACCCTTTACTTTGTAACCTCTACCCTCGCATGAAGAAAGACCCGAAACTCCCCGCCGACTACCGCATCATCGCGGACTCGTCATACATCGTTTTACCCGATCAGAAGGTCGCCCGCCTCCTGACCCCGACCGTCCGCAACGGCGTGACGTATTACAACCTCTTCGTCCCCGACTACACCCGGATGTCCCTCGCCGACATCGAGGCCACCATCAAGGCCGGTGAAGTCACCAAGGCCGAAGCTACTAAATAATCTCCACCATGAGCACCAAACCCACGCCCCCCACCACCGCCACCTCCGCCCTCGTCCAAGCGCTCGCCGCCCTGGACAACGTGAAGGCCAACAAAATCAACCCCGCCTTTAAGGCCAAGTACGTCTCCCTCGACGCGCTGCTCGACGCCATCAAGCCCGTGCTCCTCGACCACGACCTCGCTCTGATCCAGACGCTCGTCAGCCAGGAGGGAAAGGTCGGCGTGTCCACCGCCTTTCTCCACGCATCCGGCGAACGCTTTGAGTTCGGCACCCTGCTCGTCAAGGCCGAGGGACTGACCGCCCAGCAGATTGGCGGAGCAATCACCTACATCCGCCGCCAGTCCATCCAGACCGCGTGCGGTATCTCCGTCGACCTTGACGATGACGGCGCCGTGGCCTCTGGCTTCCGTTCTGCGGCCGTTTCCCCGTCCGCCCCCGCCTTCTCCCCCACCCCCCGCCCCCTGACCAAATGAGCAAGCCTGACTTCGACCCCTTCGACCCGGTATCCGCCGTGATGGGTGCCCTGCACAACCAGAACCTCCTCGCCGCCGAAGAGGCCAAGCGTAAGGCCATCATCTACGCTGGCAACGAACTCGCCCGCGTCCTCGACGACATCATGCAGTCCGAACTCTGCCAGTTCGACGCCATCTCCAAGGCCGTCTGCATCGCCACCATCGCCAAGTGGAACCGCGCCAAGACCGGGCAACTCTGATGGCTGACACCCCCAAGGGCATCGAGCGCATCGCGGCCACCGTCCCGAAGCAGTACGCCCTGCTGCTCTTGCTGGACGGCTACCCGTACGTCGAGCTGACGGCCCGCAAGCACGCCGACTTCCTGACCGACCTCAACGCCTGGAAGCGCAAGACCTACCCGTCCCTGTCCCGCTCCGCCGTCCGTTTCTTTACGCTTGCCCCTAACGGGGAGATAAAGGAACTTACCTTCACGCCCACCCGCTCATGACCAACCGCGACTCAATCAAGCGCCTCGTGGAAAACATCACGGGCTCGCTGGCCACCGTCCAGCATATCGCCGGGCGTTACGAACAGCACGACGCCGACATCATCACCCTGTCCGACCTGAACCGCTCGGCCATCACCGAACTGCAGGTCTTCGCCGATCAGATTGATACCGCTGACGAGTCCGCCCAGGTCAAGCCCCTCCATGACCGCGTCCACGTCCTCGTCGTCCAGCTGCGCGTCCTGCGCAATACGCTCGAGGCCATGGAGAACGCCGCCGAGGCCGCCCTTGAAGACGTACGCCGTATCTCCGCCTCTGTCGAAGAAGCCAGCCCCGAAGATGACAGCCTGTGAACTTTGCAAGGGCGCTTGCTGTGAGAGCATCATGCTGCCTATCAGCCCTAGCCCGACCTCGACGGAGTTCTATGCCGCCCGCGGCGAGGTCTTCCATATCGCTGGCAGTACCTTCGCCGAAGTCCCTGCCCGATGCCCGCACCTCTCCGGCTCTGGTAAGTGCAAGACCTACGCCAACCGCCCGGTCGCCTGCTCCCGCTTCACCGTGGGCTCAGTCATGTGCGTGACCGCCATCAAGCGCCGTCGACCCGATCAGGCCGACGCCATCATGGCCCTTCTCTGACCTTTCCCACCAACACCCAGAACACCAAAATGAGCACCAAAGAAACCACCGAAAAACTAAAGAACGAAGAGTATTACTCCAAGTTCATCACTGAACGTCTCAAGGAGGCCAAGGATGACCTCAAGGAGCACGAAGCGTTCATCAAGAACACCCTCGCTGAGTTCGAGGTCATCTTGATGCTCGCCGACGACATGGCCAAAGAGCTTCACAAGCACGACGAAAAGTCGGTTACGAAGGCTCGTTACGAAACCATCAAGGCTAGCTTCAACATCAAGTAATCCGATCACCATGCCCGACCTCATCACCGAACGCGTCATCTATGACGGCATCCAAGCGCTCAACCAATCCGGCGCGAAGGAACTGCTCAAGTCCCCCGCCCATTACCAGGCGTATCTCTCCCGCACCCGCGAAGAGTCCAAGGCCCTCCGAGTGGGCACGGCGGTCCACAAGCTCGCCCTCGAAGGGCTGGACGCATACAACGCCACGCACGCCATCGCCCCGGACGTGGACAAGCGCACGAAGGAAGGCAAGGCCGAGTGGGCCGAGTTCGTCACCGCTAACGAAGGCAAGGCCATCCTGACCGCCGAAGAGGGTGCCCTCGTCGACGCCGTCGCAAACTCCGCTGCGGCCTGCATGAAGGCCAACGGCATCGTGCTGTCGAAGACCGAGGTCATGTTCACCGCGTTTATCGGTGACACGTTGTGCAAATGTGCAATCGACGGCATCTCCGATGACGGCTATATCTACGATCTGAAGACCTGCGAAGACGCCAGCCCGCACGGCTTCCTTCAGTCCGTCCGCAAATACAAGTATGCCCTCCAGGCTTACTTCTACCGGCACGCCGTCGAGTCCGCCTACAAGTGCCGCGTCCTTGGCTTCCGCTTCATCGCCGTCGAGAAGGAGCCGCCCTACGCCCACGCGGTCTACGAGCTCGGGCCCGAACTGATGACCGGCGCCGCCTTCGACTTCGAGCGCGCGCTGACCCTGTACAAGGAATGCACCGCCTCGGGCAACTGGCCCGGCTACCAGACCGAGATCACGACCATCGACATCGCCGCCAAGCCCAGCGCCGCGACCAACATCAACTTCGCCTAATACCATGACCACCGAAAACAACGACCGCCCCCCGCTCACCTCCATCAGCACGAACGGCACCTACAAGCTGAAACTCATCAAGCCCAAGTTCGAAAAGGTCAAACAGTGGGAGGACGGCACCACGTCCTGCCGCCTGTTCTTCGTCGATGACAAGGGCTTCTGCCTGTCGAAGAACTTCTCCAGCAAATACGGCAAGGCCCTCGCCATGCTCGTCGGCAAGTTCTCCGGCAAGTATACCAACGAGATCAGACTCGACGCGACCCCTGCCGAATACCTGGAGTACCTGTCCCCCGCGTGCGGCCAGACCATCCTCGTCGGCGTCGAGGTCGAGGCAAACGGCGAGTGGCAGGGGAAACCTCAGTACAAGTACAAGATGACCTATCCGAAGGGCTCCCAGAAGCCGACCGCTCCCGAAGAGCCGCTGCCCCCCGAAGGCGTCCCCTTCTAATCCCGTGACCGACGCACCCACGCCGATGGCCGCCCCGACGCTCGTCCTGATCGCAGGCTATGCCAGGGCTGGCAAGGACACGCTCGCCTCCGGCATCCTCGAGTGGTCTCAGCGGCCCGCCGAGCACATCAACTTCGCCGACGCCCTGAAGGAGGCCGCGAACCATTACATGGATTACCTCGGCCTTGATGGGGACTTCTTCAAGGAGGACTTCAAGGTCGATAACCGTGACTTCCTCGTCCACGCGGGCAAGTTCGCACGGCGCATGGATCGGGACGTCTTCGCCCGCCACTTCGCCAACTGGTGCCCGGTCATGAAGCACCACGACCAACCCTCCCCCGAGACGGTGGTCTGTTCAGACTGGAGATATGTGAACGAGCTCAGGGTCTGTCAGGACATCCTGTGGGAAAAGGGCTGGAAGGTCCGCACCATCTACGTCGCCACCGCTGGGGTCGGCCCGGCCAACGACGAAGAGCTCGACAGCATCGCCGAGATACGCGCCTCCCACCTGTTCGACCAGGAGTACATCTTCAGGCCGTCCTCGCGTAACGCGATCATGACCGAAGGCCGCAACCTCGCCCGCTCATGGAAACT